TGCCGGAGCGTTTAATGAAACACCGTTTCCTCCTGAGTGGTTTAGTTTAATCTTTGCTGTCATGGTTTTGGATTAGCGTCTTTTACGGCTTTGTTATGCAAAGCAAAACTGCCTGTTGCATCTAATTTACCTGCAATAATATCGTCATACAACATTGCCATTTGTTCTCCTGTTGGAGCATATGTTTTTGAACCATAAGTTGTTCTATCTGTTTTATATTTGACTTTAGCTGCTTCTGTGTTTAATTCAATTCGTGCAGCATCTATTTTAGATTGTTCTACAGCAACTGCGTTGCCAGAAGCATCAATTATTTTTGAACCTGTATCATCTATTTCTTTAACAGATGGATATGCTTTTCTAATTGCTTCGTGATCTAATAATGCCATTATGGTTCAAACTCCAATATTGTCATGGATGATGCTCCACGATACCCATAATCATAATTTCCATCCCAATGCGATCTGTTTAAATATGTCATTTTTGTTGCATTATCTCCTTGCCATAACCTGCAAGAATAAGTTGTAGAATTGGTATTAGTTGTTCCTGATCCACCATGTAAATAAGTTTGCGATGTTGATGCTGCTCTAGAATCTCCACCGTTAGCATCTCCCATAGCAACACGAGTTTGGTTTCCACTAGCATCACCTGACGCTGCTGAAACAAAACTACCTCCAATAAATAAACCAAAGCCTACTCTTTGTGTAGCTTCGTAACCTATCATAAGGTGACATATTATTAATAATTTATTATTTGAATTTGCTGCTGCATAACTCATAGATATTGCATCACCAGAATAATTACCTTGTGGTATATCAGCACTAAAAGTATCTGTTTTAAAAGTTTGAGAATAATTTACCATTTTACCCCCACTAATATTAGTTAATGCTGCACCGCTTATAGCAGGTAAAGCTCCTGTTAATTTAGAAGCTGCCATTCCATTTATATCAGCATCTAATATACAACCATCAGGCAAACCACCGTTTGCTAAACCTGCGATTGTATTGTTGCTGCCGTCAATAGAAATTGCCATAGTTATACAATAGTTAAGACAGAAGTTGCAGGGATGTTAAGAGTTGCATTAATAGTTAATGGCCCAAATACACCTGCGTTTATATTAGATGCACCATTACCAATTGTATAGTCATTGTCCATAGAATTTTCATTTTCGTGAAATATATTTTCTGAGTTACCGGCAGCACCTGCTTGTATGCCTGTGAGGTTTGATCCATCACCATATAATGTGTCCGCATAAATATTTTGCCAACGTACAGTATTAGATCCTAAATCATATGAACTGTCAGCAAGAGGATTTATATTACCGCCAGATTTATGTGTACCTTGATAACCACCAAATTCCCAAACTTGACCTATGCTACTACCGCCACCATAAGCACCTGTAACTTCTAAAGCACCAAGATTAGTTAAACGTAAATATGGTTGTACACCACTACCTAAACTAAATCTAATATCTCCGTATGTTACTAAATGAGTTTTTGAATTAATTCTTCCTAAATTAAAAAGAGTAGGAGTAAGACTTAAATTGGCATCTGTACCATCAAGAGCTACTTTAAATTCACCAGTTCCAGTATCAATTATTTCAGCTTTAGAGTTTCCTTCAGTTATTGAATCTGTTGATAAGTTTGCAATTTTACTTGCGTCTATAGCTGCGTTTGATGCAATATGTGCATTGGTTATTTCACCATTTTTTAGTTCAGTAGCACCTACTGTATTTGCACTTGGTGTTCCAATACTTACAGATGCACCAATAGTAACTATAAAATAATCTGCATTAGTTGGAGGTGGAGCAGCAAATATAATTGTAGCTCCGTCTAACGCAAATCCTTCTGACGGTTGACTTGTACCTGCATTTGGTTTTTGTATAACACCATTGATGCTGACAATCATTTGCTGTGCAAAAGCACCTGCATTGCTTAAGTTAAACTTATAAGCAGAATTATTAAACGTTGCACTATTACCACCAGTACCAGAAAATTGGCTAATTGTATTTATAAAGAAACTACCAATAGTTTGTGTTTCTTCCCATGCACTAGCAGTTGCGTTATAAACAAGTAACTTATCTAAAGTTGTATTATAAAATAAATCACCATCGTCATTGTTTGTTGATGGGTTGTTAGGTCCTACTCTATATCTAGCTGCAAAATCATTAACAGAACTAATATTACTAGCAACTGTATTTACATTTGCAATGCTGCCACCTACGTTATTAACGTTAGTAATAGCACCGCCAACTGCGTTGACGTTAGCTGCGTTATTAGCTACCGCAGATACTTCTGTTGATATACCTGCAACTGTATTTACGTTGGCAATATTATTTCCAACATTATCAACATTGCCAATTGCGTTTGCAACAGTGTCAATTTCGGATGTAGTCTCTTGTAAATCTGCTGCTGCTGTTTCAATTTCTGAAACAGTTTCATTTAAATCATTTGCTACAACTACTACCTTGGCTATATCTGCTGCAACAGTATTAACATTAGATATGTTGCTTGCTACGGTGTTAACATTTGCTATAGATCCACCAACATTATTAACATTAACTATTGCCCCTGCTACTGTGTTGACGTTTGTTAAATTTGATCCTGTTATATTTAAATCTAACCAAGTAGTATTACCAAGGTCATAAACCCTCATAATATTATCAGTTGTATTAAAATATAATGCTCCGTCTATTAAAGCATTGCCGTCATTATCAAGTGTTGGATTAGATTGTTTTGCACCTAAGTATCTATCATCAAAAGAATCTAATGCAGCTTCTGCTGCTGTCTTAGCCGTTTCCGCAGCCGTCTTAGCTGTCTCGGCTGCTGTTTTTGCAGTATCTGCTTGGCTTGCCTTGGTCGTAGCTGTTGTAGCACTATTAGCTGCTGCTGTTTGAGATGTTGCTGCTGCTGTCGCACTATTGGCTGCTGCCGTTGCAGAGTTGGCTGCTGCTGTAGCTGATGACGATGCTGCGTTTTGTGCAGCAGTTGCTGTCGCTGCGTCTACAATAAGATCCCAATTTGCAGAGTTAGTATTAGTTGTTAATGGTTGTGAGCCAGAAGATGTATGTGCTGTATTACAAAAGAAGATATTTCCAGTACTTGTATCTTTTACAAGATCTCTAACTGCATAAGCTGTACCTGCTGCCCAATTACCACGGTACGTTCCTAATTCTTTAAGTACTTCAAATTCACCTAAATTATCAAATCCTAATACTCTGTTTTTACGAGCATTGGCATTTTCTGTAATTTCTAAACTTCCAATAGTATTAGTTAATGAAAATTTAATTGATCTATCTAATTCGTCTTGTTGTTGTTGATGTAAAATAACTGATTTATCTAATGCATCATTAATAACTTCTGGATAAAAACCACCTTGGTTTGTTAAATCTGTACCTTGTAATGGTGTTAAAGCAGATGTAATAACAATTTGAAAACCAGAGGGTAAATTAAAATTATTACCACCTTGTTTAAGTGTTATGCTTCCACCGGGATTGCCGTTCTGGTCTGCATTTAAAGTAACTATATAATCGTTGTTAGCACCTAAAGTTAACGTAGTTTCTATACTTGTACTTACTTCTAATTTTTTTACAACTACATCTGCATCTGTAAAAACTTTAAAGGCAAACGGATATGTATGTGTATTGCCATTACCAGCTAAATTATTTGTCTTTCGTGTAGTCGAATTTATCGTCATTGACTAGACATTTTCACTATCTTATTAAGGTTACCTTTAAATGCTTGCATTACGGTCACACCTTAATTTCTACTTTTACCACTAGCTTTACCTGTTATTAATCCTCTTACATAATCTGGTAAGCCAGTTGGATCTATTGTTCCTCGGTTTACGTCTACCTGATAACCTATTGGTTTACCTAGAATTGTTAATGGTACTCCTGTAACTAATGAAAGAAATGTAAGAAAATCTTTTACATTTCTGCCAGATAAATCTTTATCTTCGCTAGTTAAAGCTAAAATTGTTGTAACTGGTGCTCGTAAAGAAGCTTCTAATATTGATACAGATGGACTTACGGTAATACGATCATTATATGGTTTATTGTCTAACATATTTATACCAACTAAAGCAGCAGTACCAAAAGGTACTAAAGCAGCAGCAGATCTTATTTGTGACCCAAAATACCAACCCATAAAATCATCTGCTATACCATCTTCTTCATCGTCAATAAAACCTTCACCTAATGCTCTTACTATCATGTCTGCTACAAATGCTGGCATTGCAAATCCAAGTAAATATGTCATAAACAATTTGCCCTTGTTACCTCTCCACCCTAAATCTCTCATTATTTTTTTATAAGCTGTGCCATTTAAATTTGCAATCATATTAAAGTAATTACCAAATTGCAAAAATGTTTTTATAGCAGGTGTAGTTATCATAAACGCAGGTAAGTCTTCTGCACTTAAACTGTCTTGTGTTAGTCGTACATTGGCATCTGCTTGTTGTATAGCTTCTGCCCTTGCTTGTTCAAAAGTAAAAGTTTTAGGTAACTCAGCCATAGTTTTTTCATACGATGCAGCCCAAACAACGCTATCAACTTGGTTTTGAAATGCTTGTTGTAAAAAATAACCATGATGCGTTGCCCATTTTTGTACTTTTTGAAATTGATTTGGATTAATTAATAACTCATTTAAATTATCCTGTATATCGAAAATTTGTGTATTTTGCCTTTCAGACATAAATGGTGATAATTCTGCTATTTCATTTGCAAATTTATTTGGAGCTTGTAAATACTGACCTAATGCACCTTTTAAATATCTAGGTTCTACTTTTAACATTGCAGGGAAATACCCTGTAAGCTGTTGCATTGCGTTAGATATATTAGCAAACATTATTCCTACACCTGTTCTTTTTCTAACTGTTTGCCAGAATACATCTATACTTTCTGGATGTGCACCGGGTACAAATGTTTTTTGACGAGCAGCATTGTTTAACCAAGGTATTAACATTTTATCCATATAAGTTGGATTTATAACTGCTAACTTTTGTGCGAAATCTGGATGTTTTAAAATTTTATGAACGTTTTTTATAGCAGGTTGTACATATGCAAAACGTAATGCATCGTCTATATGTTTTGTCATTATCCTCAAATCTAATGACAAAGGACCTGCAAATCTTTCATTACGACTTTTAGTAAATCCGTCACCAGTAGAAGGTAGTGTTTGTCTGTATTCAGTGTCTAATTCTTCTAGCTCCTTTAATGCTTTTCTTTGCCTATCCATTTTGGGATCTAATGCAGCAGGTACATAACCACCTCTATACGTACCAAATTTATTAATAATAGGTGTAGCTTCTATTTCTTTAAAATAATATCCGTAAACTTCCCTATGTGCTTTTTGTGCAATAGGTTTCATTTCTTCATTTAAATCCCAAACTTCTTGCAAGAAATCCCAATCATCCTTAGTTATATAGCCTTCGTTTTCCATACGAGCCATAAAAGCATCCCATTTGCTTGTATCTATAGATCCATCACTTAATTTGTTTGCCCATCCTCTACCAAGTAATAATTTACGTTTGTTGCTTACATTACCTATATGCAACATAGCACCAAGCAATTCAACTTTACCGGGAACTGTACCACCATTACCAAAAGTAAAATCTATTTCATGAGATACAATTTTTTCTTTTCCTAAACGCCCTGCATCTGCCAACATTTGCAGCATTGCTGCGTATTTCTTTGTAAATTTATTTCTTTCTGGTCTATATGCATCTAATGCATTTTTAACAGGACGCCAAATTAATTTTGTAAAAGGACCAGCTTCTGCTGTAGCACGGTCTAATGTTGCACCTGCACCTGCACTTACTGCACCATCAAAATTATCCATCATATGTTCTACACGAGCAGTAGTAGATTCTAATCCTTGAAACGCATACCTTATTTCTTCCATTCTTGTTGGAGTGCCTTTTTCTCCTATTGCTTCGTTGTTTTTTATAAATGCTATACGATCTAATTCATAACTTAATTTTGCTACTTCTCTTTCTAAACTTACTTTTTGTCCATCTTTTTCTATAACTTTGTCCATTCTTGATTGATAATCAAGAGATTGTATTTGTTCATATAAAGTTTCAAATTGTTGTGCTGTCAAATCAGTTAATTCTTTTGCACCAAAACTTGTAGCATCTTCTATTATTGGTTGCAATCTTAAATAAACGTCTTGATTATATGCTGCTAATTTGTCTAAATATATTGTAGGATTATCTACCGCAGGTCCTACACCATAAGCAGCTAGTATTGATCTTGCAGCATTAATTAAATCTATATTTCTAGTATTTTTTAAATCTTTATCTGATTTCTTAAAAAATTTATCAAAGTTTTTTTCTGCTTTTTTATATACATTGTGTATTCTTATGGCTTCACGAGCTAACTCATGTTGCACTAATTGAGCACGTTTCTTTGCTATAGCTTCTTTAGTGTTGCCTTCCATCATGGCTTTTTCTGTAAGCTTTACTGCTCGTGCTTGTGCTCGTGCAAATTGTGAAGGTCTTATTTCTTTTAAAGGTGTTTTTGCCAATATATCTTTTGCTACCTGTCTTGCTGCTGCAACCTGATAACGTACTGGTTGCATGGCCTTAGATAAAAATCTAAGTTCTGTTGCAATAAATTTTGCTCTTGCTTGATTATGTATAGCTTCTAACGCAGCTAATTGTTGCTGTTTAGGGTCAGACAATTCACTGTAATCTTCTAACATAATTCTGTCTGTACGTTCTTTAACAAGATCTTTTATGTCTTGTAAATCAACTAACGCATTAATCATTGCAGCAGGTGATTCGTATTCAAACAATTCTGCTAATAATGATGCAGGTACTCCATCGTCAGCAACCATACCTCTTAATCTTTTTAATTCGTCTGTAGCATCGTAAAAAGGTATATAGTTTTTAACGTCTGCTTTTCTAATTTTTGGTGCTTTATCAACTACTACTGGTTCACCTTCTTGATTAACAGTTTTACCTGTTTTTAAAAATGCTTGTAATCTATATGCTTTTTCTTTTTTAGCTTTTTCCATTTCTTCATTTTTTACTTTATTGCGTGTTTCTCTTTCTTTTTTTTGTAATTTTTTTATTTCTTTGCTTTTAGCATTTTCTAGCCATTTCATTTGAGCTACACTTTTTTTACTAAGTTCGTTTATAGCTTCATCTTGTGCTTCTTGTATATTTTTTGTATAGTCTGCCCATTCTGCGTCATTCATTCCACTTGACTCTTGTGTTTCAAACATAGGCTTCATATTGTATATTTTTTGTGATTGTATAATTTCTTGTTCACTAGCTAACATACGATCCATAACACCTCTAATCTCATCTGTAAGTATTGGTAGGTCTACGCCATTTTCTGCTTTATACAAATCATTAAGTTCACCTCTAATAGATTTATAAATTCTGGTTAAAAAATTTCTAAATTTTACAAATATTTCTTGTAATTTTACGTTAGGTGCAGCCTTTTCTTCTGCCATATATATTTCAAAATTATATGCAAAAGATTCATGGTATTTTCTTTTTTCATTTAATGATAATTTGCTCCATGTATCAAAGTCTGCTACATCAAAAAAGTCTAATAACTTATCAAAATCATCAATCATTCTCTGTGTTGCTTTTCCACTAGCAACTAATTCTTCCATAACGGTCAACATATAATGTGCTGTCTCATGTAAAAACGTAGATAAATCCGCTTCTTTAGTTAAAAGTGTTGTTAAATTTTTAGGATCAAACTGACCTCTAGAACCTTTTGGTGTTTGTGCTTGTGAAAATAAATCACTTTGTTTTTCTAAATTTCTTCTTGTTCTTCTTAATTTAGTTTTTTCAATAATTCTTTCTCTTGCAGCTGCGGCTTCTTCTGGCGTTGCTGCTTGTGCCCCAAACAATGCACTAGCTTTATCTCTTAATTCTTTATCAACTACATTTGGACTTTTATCTCCATACTCTCCCATGTATGGTTTACCTAATTTAACTACCCGGTTAATTACATTTCCTGTTACTTGGTCACTAGTTGGTGCAAAATCCGGGACATTTGGATTTTCATCTATTTCTACTGAAATAGACTCTCTAGCTTTTCTATTGTTGAGTCTGAAATCTCTTCGTCCGTCTGGGAATTCATCATCGACACTAAGTCGAGCAGGGTCGAGTCTGATTGCAATTGAGGTATCACCATAGCCAAGATCTGCTGTATCTCTGGTGGTAAAGAAGGGATCACTTCCTGTAGTGTATTCAAGTCGATTGGACTCTCTGATTGCGTCTGCTGATTGTTTGTCGGTGTGGTGGTAGATGGTAACTGTTCCGTCTGGGTTAAGGGGAAGTCCAGTTCCTTCATCTGTTGGGGTGTCAAAATTTCTTCGTCCTTGTCGGAAAGTTTCATTATTCTGTTGTATTCCATCTGGTCTTCTTTCTCCTGATTCAGCAACTCTTGCTCTGTCAATGCTCTGGTTTTGAATTTCAAGGTCTACCTCCTGTAATGTGGATTGTATGTCAACGTCAGAAATACCAAATGTTTTTGCTAATCCTACAGCAGCATTAGCGTAGTCTGGTGCTTCATCATCTACATAACCTTTAGTGTCTTCTGCTTCTACTAGTTTAGCAGAATCATACAATCTTTTTTCGGGATACCATAACAATGCTTGCAAGTCAGCCATTGTAAGATCTGGATTATCTTGTTGCAGTACGTCTAAGGCTTGATTAAATACTTTTCTAATAAATCTTCTTTCTGGTGCTCCGCTTGGTGCTTCTTTTTGACCATCAAGAAATTTTGTATAACTAACACCATTTTTTCTTATTTCATCTCCTATACCTATTCTTACAGATCCTTTTCTTGGTTTACCTAATATATCTATTATTGTTTGTTCTAACTCTGGTTGATCTTTTATAGTTGCAATTTCATTCATTATTTTTCGATTTGGTTTATCAGTACTTGCATTGTCTATAGCAACAGCAACTTCATCTAAATTTGTCATTCTAATTTTGACACCAATAAGATCTTGTAATTTTTTCTTTTGTTTAGAAGTTAATGCTTTTAATAATGGTTTTAACTGGTCACGTTTCATATTTGCTTGCTTGCGTTGATCTAAAACTAATGTCCCGGTTAAACGACCCCATGAACGTATTAACCATCTATCCATAGTAAGTTGTTCAAAAAACCCTTTTAAATTTGCATAAAATCCATTACCAATTTTTGGCCCCATTACCGCAGCACCATATACAATTTCAGATAAATTCTCACCAGATACACTACTGTTTGTATATGCTTTAACTTCTTTTACTGTGTGTTGAGTTTGCATAAACTGTTCTAGCTCTTCAAAAGGTTTTTCTCTTATTAATCTGTTAAATAATTTAAAGTTGTTATTAATAGCATCAGACGCTTTTCCAATACCTATATTTGTAGGAAACTTGCCAGTTTTTTTATAATGCCTATATGCTTTTTCTGCTAGCTCAAAGTTTTTATCTACTTTAATCATGTTAGAAGTATTAGCTAACGACCAAGTAAAGGCAAAATTAGCTACTGGGTCTGTGGTTAACTCAGGATGTATAAGGGCTAATATTCTTTTTGCTTTAGTTACTTTTTCGTTGTACCAACCAACTGCATTACTGTTTTCTATTAATGCATATCTAGCATCAGCAATAACTGTTTCTACTAAATATTTTTCTGTTTCTATTGACGCATCATTAACATCAACACCTGCTTCTTTCGCAGCTTGTTTTACTCTTTCTTGCAACTCAATTTTAAATTGTCTATTAGTTGGAAAAGGTTTACTTTTAGCAAAATCAAAACTATTTTCTAATTTATTTGTTTGTCTAACATTATCAGGTACAGGTTTGCCTTGTTCTTGTGGCTTTGCACGTTGTTCAAATACTTCTCCTTCTTCTATATCATCTAATAATTCTTGCGTTTCTTTTTCCCATGTACCACTTCTATTTGTAGTTTTTACATTATTAGAATCAAATATAATTACTTCTTGATTTAAATTATCTAAAGGTAAAATTATACCGTCATGCCCATCTTCTATTAATTTATTTCTAAAAGCTTCAGAAGCTGCTTTACCTCCTTCTCTTATCTGGTTTTTTTCTGCTGCTGTTGCAATGTAAGGATTTTCTAGTTTTGCATACAAAGGCAAACTAGTTGTTGCGTTTACACCTTTATTTTTTTGTTCATATGTGTCTGCAAAATTTTGTGCATCTTTTCCTCTAACTGCATATACTCCAGAACCTGCCCAGCCATCATCCTTTTTTGTAGGGTTATTAGGATCAAAACCTTTTAAACTATCAGAAGTACCATGATAAATTATTTGTGGTGTGCCATCTTTTTCAATTAATTTAGAATTTTTAAAAAATTCAGTAAAGGTTTGACTATCAGTTTTTACTTGGCCATCAGGTGTAAACAATTGGTTTAAAGTAGAAGCTTCTACATTTCTATTAACTTGTTGTTCGTTTTTAATGTTGTAATAAAACTGGCTAAAAAATTCACTAGGTGACATACCTAGTTCTCTTGCTTGAGTAACAATAAAATCACGAGCAAATGTAGATAAATCAGAAATATTATTTTTTGTATATTTCAACCCAGCATTTCTTAATTGGTCAGCAATAGCTTTTTTAACATCAGCAGCATCAAGGTCAAAGTCTTGTACAGCTTGACTATCTACTGTTATTGCATCCATCATTTCTTGCTCTAACGCAGGTCGATCTTTTAAAAACTGTGCATACTCAACTGTGCTCATACCCTTTTCAGTTTTGCGTACATGAGGTTTTATTACATCGCCAACTTGTGTTCCAACTAATTGAGAAAAATATTCACCAGTTTGCATCTCAACAGTACCTACACCTCCACCTTCATTTATTTCTTGTAGTTTGCGTGCAATCTCAGGAGAAGCTACTTCTAAATCTTCGATAGTTATACCAGAATCTTTTAATGCCTGATTTAATACATCAGCTTCTATATACAAATTTTCTACACCATTTTCGACAGCAAGATTATTAATAAGTGATCTGTATTGTTTTGGATTTCTTTTTCTAGTTTTGTCTTCTACAGACATTCCATAAACTTTTTCTAAAAAAGCAGTATCTTTATTTGCTTGTTGTGCTCTTCGTGCATCTATTACAAAATTACCACCAGCAGGTACTAATCCTAGTATTGACATTGCTTGCATACTTTTAATAAAAGTTGTAACCAACCTGTCAGCTATCTCAGCACGACCTTCTCTTGAATTTAACTTAACTTCTAAATCAGGATAGTCTCCTAGTTGCACGGCCAAATCACGACCTATAACATTACTAAATTCCTGACCTGTTTCAGTTAATGATTCTAATGTGCTACCTATTACTGCGTTTTTACTAAAATCTATAAATGCTTTACGCATTGTTGGTTTTGCTAATTCTTTAACTAATTTTTTTGTTACTTCTTTTGCTAAATATTTTTTTATTAATGGTTTAAATACTACACCTGCACCACCAAATTCTAGTGCTGCATTTACTAAGCCAACACCTGTAGATATATGTTTTGATGTTTCTTCATCTATACCTTCTTCAATCATTTCTAAATACGAATGACCTGCTTCTATCTTGTAACTTTCTAAAGCCATTGTTGTCATAAAGCCAACAACAAACCCACCTTTAGCAGTAAATATAGAACCCGGTCCTGTAACTGAACCTAATCCAAATCCTATTGCAGCACCAGCAGAACCACCTTCTAATCCTGTCTTTACTGTCTTAGACATTTGTCCAACAACTGTTGACGCTTCTTCCCAAAACCCAGATCCATCGCTTTGTAACTGTTCAACTCTTTCATTAAGTTTTGCCAGTTCTAAATCTAATGCTTCATTGCCTTTGCCAGATTTTTTTAAATTACCAATTTTTCCTATCCTTGTTTGTAACCTACCTTTTTCAAAACCTTGCGATACGTTTTCTGGTAAATTTTTTATACCATTAAATACATATGATATTGCGTTTAAATTTTCTACATTGTCATGTGCAATTGCAGCAAAATTTTTATCTGTTAATTGTTTTCTTAAAACAGGATCATATAATGATCTTTCGTAGGCTCTAGCACGTTTTATTTGTTGTTTTTTTATTAATGCATTAATTGCAGCATCACTATCTAATGCAACGCCTTCTGGTAATTCTAAATCTAATGCCATTTGTTGTGCCTTGCCGACCTTGTCAGGATCTTTTTCCATAACAAGACGCATATTGGCTCGTATTATATTTCTTCTTTCTTCTTCTTCGTCTTTTAATATTTGATCAAACACATTAAAATCATTGTCTGATTTTGGGACATTACCAACTATATTGTTGTTGTTTTTAAGAATTTCATCAAATACGTTAAATGAATCTGTCATAATTTATCTACCTTTCCGTAAAGTCCTTTAGATTGGTTATATGCGTGCTTTAAATCTATTACTGTTCTAGGCTTGCCAAATTCTATCCATCTTTCTGCCATTTCTTGATAACTTAATCTCATACCATTCATTTCGTAACCTGCAAGCATATGATCACGAACTTCTTTTGGTATTTTGCTGTGAAATACTTTTGTCTTTAATCCATTTGTTGGATTTATAACTAAACTATATGTCTTACTTAGTTGATCAGGATCAACAGCAGCTACAACATACTCCTTGCCATATCCTGTTCCAAAAGATATACCACCACTTAGTTGTACTTTATTTGCCAATATACTTTCTAAAATTTGTTCTTTCTTTTGCCTGTCTAACTGAACTCCATTTTTCTTAGCGTCTTCTACTTGATCTTTCCATGCATTTGCTATTTGTATGTAATCAAGTTGTGCTTCTTTACTTTTTTTATTATATATTTTTGTATATCCATATTCTTGCAATTTTTGTTTAAATACATCCATATCTACAGAAGTAGATCCACTTCCACTATTACTGCCACTACCGCCTAGTTTACCTTGTTTAATTTGTCCATACATCATTGTAAAAGTTCTATTAGTTAACCTATGTCTGTATTGTTCGAAACCGGGATTTTTTGCATCACCTATAAATAAAAGACTTGGATTATCTATAAGTTCTATTAACAATAAATAATCATCTTCTTCTGCAAAACCAGCTTCTAAGTTTTTTCTATCTTCTTTATTTAAAAATGCTTTATCCTTTTCGTTTATTTCTAAATGGCCATTAGGTTTAGAAAATGCTTTTTCAAATAATGCTTCTTTTTTAGCATTGTAATCTTCCTCTGCATTTTCTGTTTTTTCAGAATGCATTGCATCTATATTTTCTTTTACTTTTTTTAGTAAATCTTTGTCTTTTATATTTGCTTCTGCAATTTTATATAAATCAGTTTTTAAAGGTATACCGTAATCATCAAACCTAACTTCACCCTGTGCTGTTTCTTCATCACTATCTTTCCATGTGTAATCTATTTGCCCTTGTAATGTAACCAGATCATTTGCAATTAATTGTGTGTAATTATTGCCTTCTGCTGCTCCAAATTTAGCAGCGACTTTTTCATTGGTTAACTTAATTACATTTGCAATAATATCTTCATTTGTTGCATCTTTACCACCAGCTAAAGATTTTGCTTTTGTAAATACATTATCCGCATCATCAACACCAATTTTTGACATTACAAACAAATACATAGTGTTATGTTCTGGAGGTAATGAAACTGTGCTACCTTCTTTAAAAAATTTAGATTGATTTTTAAGTGTCAGATAATTTTCTCTTAAATCTCCTTCTTCCGCATTAACAACATCGATTCCGTCACCAGCACTAAAACCACCAGCTACTGCATATCCGTTGCCGTCATCTAATGTACGAGTACTACTTAGTACCATAATTGAATTTAAACTAGCTTTATCTTCACCGCTATTAGAATTTTCATCTAAATTAAATAAATCAATAGCAATTTCTTTACCTGTCTGTGCTATGTAACCTTCTTCTATAGTTTTCTTATATTCATTGTATTGTTTGTTATTCATCTGATTCTTTTCTCTAGCTCGGCTTATATAAATCATTGCTTCTTTATATTTTTTATCAGCTTGCATAGCTTCTAAAACGTGTTCATTTAAAAGAGCAAGTTTCTCATTTCTAAAATCATGGTATTGACTACTGTTTACACCCCACCCACTTTTAATTCTATGTTCTTCAAATTTAACTTCTAATGAAGTTTCACCAATAACAAAAGATCCAGCATTGTCTAAAAAATCTTTATAACTTAAAGCTGTAGTTTCAATAAGATTATCTATGCCTTTAATTCTTTCATTTTTATTATATTTAGCTAATTGAGTTATAGAATGAGTAGTCATGTTGTTTGTGACTATACCCATTTGAGCTTGAAATTTTGCTTTAAATATTCTTTTTTGATCTTCGTTTTCTAAACTATCTAATATAGAATTGCCGTATGCATTTATTTGTGAAGTGTAATCGTCATATGTAGTTGTTATACCGCTACCATCTGTGTCATCACCTGTTTTTTTTACTGCGTCTAATCCTTCTAATTGTTGGTATTCTGTTGATTTTTCATTAGCAAAAGAAGAAAATTCTGTAAATTTTTCATTTACAACAGCATCATCTCTTTCTCGTTGTATTTGTTCTCCTATCTGAAAAACGTCATTACCCATTTTACGTTGGGCAGCACTCATAGTTAATATGTCATCAGCAACACCACCTTTCATAGGTGTAACGCTACCGCCACTAATAGTTGGTGGTGCATTAGTTTGTAATTGTTCTGTTGGTACTATTGCCATAGTTATGCAAATTTACTTGCTAAAGAACCTGCACCTGTCATTAACGTACTGCTCATATTCATCCACGGACTAACCATATTTGCACTGGCAAACATATTACCTGCACTGACTCCATACAATTCAGCATTAATAGATTGATCTACACCTTGCATTTTTATATTACCTGCTGCTTTTACTTTGTTTACATTCATAGTTAACAAGTCTATTTCTTTCATTACTTCTTTACTAACTTGCACATCTCTTGTACTTCCATAACCTATAGCACCACCTCTTGCAGCAAAACTTGCCGTGTCTTTTCCAAATGCTTGACCATATTGCATACTTTTAATCATCATTTGTTTATCGTATTGTTTTTTAACGTGTTGAGATTGCCTATCTAAAGCTTTGGCATTTAATCTTGCCATTGTACTGCGATGTTCAAATTCTAATGCCTGACTTCGTAATTTATATTTTTTTTCATCCGCAGCAAAAATATTTCCTATTAATCCACCTACTAATCCAAAACCTTCGCTTACTACTCCAAACTTCTGGAATTTATTCATTGCCGACCATGATGTCATAAGTTCAACACCTCTTTATTTTTATAATATACATACACTTTATCTGTTTACGGTCACACTATCCACCAATAGCTACTTCTAAAGTAAGACCTACAACTGTTAATGGTAATGGATCAGTTTGGCGTACAAATAATTGCCCAGTATCTTGCCATGTAGGAGTTAACATAATTTTTATATCTTCTGTTTTTAACCTTGGTGGTGCTCCATATGGTTCTGTTGTACGTTGTTTTGCTTCTATAAGTTTATCTGCACTAGGACCAGCAAAAATACCAGATGATTCTAAAACTCTTAGCCATACATGATTTAAATTTTTTACACGGCCTTGTCCAAAAGCTTCTACCTGTAAAGCTAGCGGTAATGTTTGCAAATCACTTTGATATTCTAAACCTACATGAACAACGCTAGATGCACGGTCTAATGTAATAGAGCCACCAGACACTACTTTTTGTGGATGTACCGCAGCATCTGCCAATATACTTACTGTTTTGCCTTCTAAATGGTTTAACCCAGAAATAACATTTCGTGCTACTTCGTATGTTGTAATTCCTGTATTCCGTAAATTTGCAGGTAAATCTACATCTAACTTTACTGTTGCAACTGTTGCACTTGATGTAGCAGTTATATTACAACGATAATAATTAGATCCGCTTAATAAAACAATTGCATCACCTACATCATCAAGGCTAGGAGGTGCATTAAATAAATTGTAGTTTGCTGTTATTGTAACGCTTTCTCCTCTTGTATAATTTGTACCACCAGATATAGTTACTGTGCGGTTTGTATCTGTATTTGTGCCATTATATGTTGCACCACAATCAACAAAGAAACAATCTCGTGCATTATCAAACAATCTTGTACCTAATCTTTCTACATATTTTTTAGTTGCACCATTAATAGTTCTTTTTACAACGCAATACAATACATCATCATTTCCTTCAGATACAGTTGCAACACTTTCAAATGTGCCATCTGTATCGTGTTGATGCCATGCACCAATAGTTTGTTCCGGGACGTATGTAAAACCTAATAATTTACCATTACTACTTATAAACCAAACAATAGGTATAGGAGCTTTAGCCAATGCCATATCTGTTATTGTTAAATTGTCAAACAAATGTGGAGCACGAAGAGATAAATCACCTGTTATAAATCCGTTTGCTTGCCAGTTATAACCTAATTCTCTAACGTGACCGCCACGAGCAGCTGCATATACCATGCTGTTATTTACTATTACAGGTTGTGCATTATTTGCACCAACATAAGATTGTGGTTTTACTGATATAGATGTAGGTGTTATAGCGTCACTGTTAATAGATGATACTCTCCATTCTGCTGACCCAGTAAGCAATAGTAATTGTGTTAATGGAACTATGTGTCGTATTGTATTTGCTTCACGAGCAGCAACTTTAAATTTAATCCGGTCATCATCTCTAATAGGACGGCCAAATGACATATTACTTTCAGTGCCAGATTTAGTCATCAATATGCTTTGCGGTTCATTATTAGTACCAGCAAACACTCTACGTTGTTCAAAATAAGAAACTGCTCCCGGAAAATTATTAGTTGTTTGAAACTCGTTTTCATATATAGGTGGAGTCCTAGAAAAATCAGGACCTATATTTGCGTCAACAATTGTTGTTCCTGTCACTTCACCAATAAATCCATATAGTCCAGCTTGTTCTTTATATACTCTGTATTTTGATGCTCCACTAACAGCATTCCATGTAATTGTATTTTTAGCTCCTGTTACATAAATATTATTTTGTACAGACCCGGAACTTGATTGAGAACTTTCATCAACTAAATTACTTGCTATTGCTGTCACTACATATTCATGTGTTTCGTAAGTATCACTGTTTGTGCTACTAGATGATGGTATGTATGCAGCAACACTAACTCCTGTAGGTGATGCCAATGGACTTGCAAAGTTAATTGTTCTAAGTTCCCATTTTGTTGCACTTAATCTTCTTAATTCTCTAGGTGCATGATTAGGATGAACTAACGTCATAACATCAGCAGATTGTACATAATGCACATCAAACAATTCTGCTTCTTGATATGGATGAGGTACTTCATAAATATTAGGACTTGTTGGCAATGGATACCAATTAGTTGCGTTTGGTGGTTGGCTATTTGAATGTGCTGTTTTAGCGTAATAATTAACACCACCTTGTTTTGCTATATCGCCAATAGCATAATTTGTACCACTATTCCACGCAGATCCATCAGAATATAATAACGGTTGACCTTGTGTATGAAATCTAAAATATTCATTACCAAATTCTATAACCATAGTTTGTACTGTAGAAAAAGTAAAAGACAATAATCTTACAGATTGAGTACTATTTTTTACTTCTGCTACATATGCAAAACCGGGTCTATTTTCAGCAGGTCCTTGTGGTTTTGCAATAAAATTACGCATTGTTGCAGCACCAGTTTGATATTTTTTATCATCAATACGACCAAACATTTCTGGTGATATTTCTCCACCACCAAATGCTCTTGAAAACGTGCGTGTAACAGGCATTAATTACCTCCCAGATGTCCAAGGAACTATATGTTCAACAGTAATATCTCTGTGTAAATTATCTTGCTGTTTAGCAGTTGTTAAATATCCTGTCATCATTTGTGTGCATCGTTTTGCTTCTGCCATACCTTGATCACCTTTTATTATTGGACCTGCAAGCATTGATGCTAAATGCCAAGCTAATGTAATAACAAATAACGAACTAAATTCTGATGGGTCAGTAATTTTAGCCTGATATCTTAACATTGCATTTTCTTGGTTTGTATAAATATATGATCCTTCTACTGCAAATTGTTGTGGTGAATATTGGCCAGCTACAATTGTTGGTGCATAATTACTCGTTATACCTCCGGGAGTATCACCAGCAGACATTCTTGTAGCGTAATCATTTTGTGCTGAAGGAGATATTATTGCGACAGGAGACATCATGTCAGCAGGTGCTACATATGCATAATCCCATTGATCAAGTGTGTTTGTAGACAAAGCAAGATTTCCACGTTTAGATGCGAAATTCCATGTGTGCATTTCTAACATGGTATCTCTTGCAATTGGATAAAAACGTGCAGCTTTTTCTGCCTGTGCTGACCCCTCTGGTGGGGATAACGAAGCTATTGTTGCATCATCGCCTAAATGTGCCAAGGCAAGGTTGCAAATGTCTACTTCAGTTGCCATGTCATCTCCTAAAAAAAGAGGAGGTTAGCAATATTATTACTAGCCCCCAGTAAGAAAAATAAGAAAACAATGCCTACTTACTTGCTGTTTCAAGTTGATTAATAAGAGTTTCTTTAGTTTGTCGTCTATCTAGTTCAATACCAATAGTCCGACCATACACTTCAAGTTCTGCTTTAGTCATTGATTCATAATCAATTGATTGAGTAGTTGGCTGAACATCCTCTGACGGTACGGCTGTGTTTGACGCCACAGGTAGATCAGGTTCAGTTCCACCAACTAATTCAATATTACTATTAAACTCTCCGTTATATTCAAACTCTTCATCAGCTTCTCGCATGGATTGACCAACGAAACACTTGACTTTAGCTCTGTAAATAGGCATAGATTCTCCTTATTAAGCTACGGTAAAGCCAGAAGCATAGTACTTCTGTCCATCACCGATTGTTTCTACTACGTCAGCAGTAACTTTACCTGCGTTCATAGTACCAGCTACAACATATCTTGCACCAAGGTATCTTTTACCCTTACCAGCAATGTCTGGATTGATGCGTACAACAATGTTTTTGCCTAATGTAAGTGCTGCTGTTGCAATAGTTGCACTACTACCAATAACATCGTGACTAGACAAGTTAGCGTTAGCACTAGTAACTACTTCGAAAGTAATGCTTGTACCGTTAGCAAATGCTTCGGTTAATGCAAAGTTCATGTACAAAGCTGTACCTTCACCAACATCTCTAGCTGTTCCTAAATCAATAGTGTTAGTAGAGTATGCAGAAGAAGTAACTGCTTGATCTTCGCTCACTCGGAGCAGTGTGTCTGTAATCATTTTAGATCTCCTATGTTAATAAAAAAGTTAACTTACCGCAGACTCAGTGTTGAGCAATGCATCTACTCTTCTTAGAGGTACTCCAAGGAATGATAGATAGCTTTGTGCTGATCCAAACTGTGTTAAACCTTCTTGGATGGCTAATACAGATTGTGATTTGTCAAGTGCTGCTATAGATAATCCTGAGTGAACAGTTCTATTCATATAGAATGCTGCTCTTCCCATTGCCATGTTTGGAATTCTATACAATGCTCTAGCCATAAGCTTGATAAGAGCAGTAGATGCACTTGAAGCTTGTGTACCAGAACCTGCTAAAAGGTCAGAAATGTCAATGTTACAAATACGAACAACGTATCTCCAATCTTTAACAACCAAACCATTCTTCCATTGGTAACGAGTAGCAAAAGCTTGTAGTCTTGTACCGTCACTGTTGTAAACAGTTTGCTCGCCTAGATCTTCATGAGTTAAACCTGCTTTAGATCCTTTAGGGAAAGGACAATATACAGTGTTATCACCCCAAACAACTAGATATACAGAAGCGTTATCAGAACCTGATCCACCTGCATTAAGAATGTTTACTGCGTTGTCAGCAGATAAGTCACCATATCTTGGTGCTAATCCTAGAAACTTCTTAGGATCTGTTCCGGGGTTACCGTAGAACATTGTTTCTGCTTGAGTCTGGTTCATTGCTTCCAAGAACGCAGTGTCTTCAGATAAACGGAACTGTGCAGTGTTACCATTTAACATTGCCAAGTCTTTGTCTACTTCAGAACGAGCTTCTAGGATTCCGCAAGCTTCGTCAATTTGTGCTGTTGTTGACTTACTTGATGGAATACCTTGGTTAAGTGCTCTCCAGTAAACACCGGGTAAACCAGTTCTAATAACTACACGTTCTCCAGTAGGTAAATTACCTTCTTTAAACACGCAATCATCTAGTATTTCGTTGCTTTGTGATAGTAATTCTGCAACGATTGGAACTCTACCGTCTGGGTCAGATCTTTTTGCCCAATCCGCTAGTGTTAAATTTGAGGTTGAGAGAGTAGCCATTTAATAACTCCTTACTTGTTTTGCTGATTAGAATACAGTGCGTTAGCTATGCCGTTAAAATCTTTTGGAATATTTGAACCACGAGGGTTAGCACCTTGAGAATTACCAACATAACTGTCTTCACTTATTGCCTTACCTGCTCGGTACATAAACCGAATTACTTCGGGATGATTGCCCAAGCCAGATTCTTGCAGCAGCGACTTAAAAGCATCAGTACCAAAAGCATCGAGAGATTGTTTTGCAACTTCTAAATTTGCGGATAAACTTTCACCACCAAATTCTTGATCTGATTGTGATTGGTTTGCCCATTCAATTTTAGTATCTTCGATAAGTTTGGCTTGTCTTGCTTGCATAGCAGGGGCAACTTTATCTAATACTTTTTGTGCAGCGTCTTGTGGCAGATCAAGTTCTTTAGCGACTTCACCGAATGTAGTAACTATTTCGGGGTCGAGTTCTAGAGAATCGTCAGATAATTTAGTATTGAACTCGTATGTCTCAGGAGCACCTTGTGGTACTTCTGATTCGCTAGTTTCACTTTCAACAGGGGTTTCATCCGAAACTTGTTGTTCTTGTACACTTTCAGCTTGCTGCTGTGTGTCAGTAGTGGTTTGCTCTGTTGTAGCTCCTTCTACTGGCTGCTGCGTATTGCCTTCATTGGTTTGGTTGGCTTCCGTCATCAGCATTTCTGACATTTTTTTGCTCCTTGATCATGGTCGGATAAAGTTCTGGGCAAAGAGTATGAACTAAGTTAAGGAGTTGCAAACCATAGTTCCTGTTACCTTCTGCAAAAGACATAGCCATTGCATTAGTGTTGAACGATGATCGAAATACACCTGCTTGTTCCAAAAGTCTCCAGACTAATCTGCGACCCCTCTTGCTGCTCATGAGCCACTTTATATCCGATTCCTCGTTCTGTCGGTCAATTCTTTCCGCAGACTTTTTGTTGTCTTTAGATTTCTGTTGACTTTTAAGATCGAGTGGATTGTATTCGCTCATGCTCTAATATATCGAGTTATAACTGTGTTACGGTCACACCTACGCCATTTTAGGGTATAACTTTTTTGCTTTATCTTTTTTGCTTGTTTGACTATTTTTAATTGCTTCATCAGTTGGTGCACCTTTATCACCTTTACTACGCATACGTTCACCTGATCCTCTTGCAATTCTTCTACGTTTTGCGTGTATGTTAGCCCATAAACCTCTACTCATTATTTGTTACCCATATTTGATTTGTTATATAGTTTTCTTAATTTTTTTTCTTCTTCTTCTTTTAATTTTTTTTCTCTTAATTTCATTAATTTCATTCGTGCTTCCGCTGACAAATCACCAAACTTAATGTTGTCTACTGTCTCAATGTTTTTTCTGTTACCCATTTTTAGTTACCTCCCATGCTTGGATAAAGTTTTTCTAATTCGTAATTTCTTTGTTTTTTTCTTTCTTTTGTGTATTTATATTTTTCTCCTATTGTAGTTTTTTCACCATTCTGTATTTTGGTTTCGTATTCTTTTATAAACTGTTGATCGTATGGCAATTGGTCCATGATAACCTCCTACGCTAGGTATGTAGTTGTTTTAGTAGCAGGTTCTGCCTTGGGTGGTGCTGTTGCTGCTTTTTCACCATACAATCCATCTGCTTGATCTTTGCTTTTGTCAAAGGGTTCTATACCCATTGCACATATTTGTAGCTCTACATTTTGTTCAACGCCATCCTTTTCTTTACTTTCTCTAACAGTTTTTACATAAGTAATAGCTTTAATCATCATTTCGCTGCCAGCTTCTGGTAACTTTTCTATGCCTAACTTTTCTAACTCTTCTCTACCTAACGATATACACAAACCGTAGCTATACATAGGTTCTTCATACATCTCATTGCTGTCAATAGGCTGTGAGTCTTTTTTTAAATCAATTAAATCCATTTATACCTCCATTGGTGATGGTGAATTGTAACCACTAAATTGGTTAATAATGTCTTGCATATTGCCAGCATCATTCTTACCCATTTTAGCTATGTTGTCAGCAGCACGTTGTTGTGCTTCTGCCTGTGCCATTGCTTGTTGTTGCTCTGCTCTTGCCTGTCTTATCATGGCAACTTGTTTACCGGGCACAATTAACTCTGGATCAATGCCCAACATATCAGCATAACTTTCTGCCCATGCATCAGAATCAAACTTATCAAGTACGTCTGGCTTCATTTGTGCAATAGCACCCATTGTATTTGTATATCTATCTACACTATTTGTACCAATAGCACGTTGTGCTTGTGCCAACATTGACACAAATTCAACACTTAGTTCCATACCTTGTAATTCTTCTGGGGCTGGTGGCACTAATCCACCTTCTACCATGCGTGTAAATGTAATATCAATCAATGGATCTAATAATTCATTGTGCAATCTTTCTAATACAGGACCTAACATAAGCAGTTTTTCTTCGTGACGTTCTGCTACCTCTGTTGCTGTCATCCTTGTATCAGTAGCATTAGCCAACATAAGAAACAAATCAGCATAAAAACTACTGTTAATGCGTTGTCTTACGTCTTGTATGTCCATTAACAAGTGCTGTAAATTAAGACTGACGTTAAATGCTGTCTCAATCTTGCCTTGTTGTCCATCAATAAACGTAACTCCACCCGGTAAACTATCTACATCTCTATTTTTTAAATAGCTAGGTACTTGTAATGGTGGCTTTGTTTGGTAATCAATGCCTTGTGCCTTGCGTAATTGCTCGTGTTGTAACTGTTTAATGTCACCTAGCGATTCCATGCCCGGTGAATTGCCATAAATATCACCACCAGATATTCCCCATCTAGGAACAACGACAGGGAAATCATTAAATCCACTTTCTCGTAATACATCTTCGCCATCACCGCCTTGTTCAAAATAACAGGATTTGTATCTCATATTTACATTATCTTTCTTGCTAAAATCTCTTTCTCTATCATCTCTTGGTTCTATTGCATGAATCAATGTAATCCACTGATCTAATGAACCTCTGTCGTACAAGTTTTTAACAGACGTTGAACATTTGTTATATCCAAACTCTCTAACTACTTCTCCTACTGTTTTTTGAAATTCTCTGTACAAAGTGTTAACTCTGCCTTGATAATCTTGTGCAATTGCGTATTCTCCACAAGTTATTGGGTAATGATGTATTGCTTTTTTTTCATCAGGTAAAATAATTGACCCTGCCGTTCCAAATGCTCCTAGTTCTTCATATATTCCATGCAATGTTCGGTATGTATTGGACTTAGTAAACACTAATTGCATACGTTCAGTAACACCAGCTAACCATAATTTGACAGGTGGAAACTTATTAAGATCTGGATCAGCAGTAGCTAGTCTGAACCAAGGCCTTGCAGGGGATGTCGCACCTGCCATCATGCCAGCACCAAGTGTTCTTAATGCTCTTGTGCCAGTGTTGTCGTATATAGAATTATGCCTTCTATGTCCTTTGTTTCTGTCTTGCTCAAAATAACGTCCATTTCTAGGTAATAAATATGTTGTTATTTCTTGCCAATGCGACCACCACGTTGCCCTCTCAGATCTAAGGTGACCCCACCGAGTTAAGAGATCAGCACGCTTGGTTTTCATTGTTTAACCGCCTAATAATGTATTGCTACCTAGTTGTAGCTCTTCTGGATTTACACCTTGTTGTCCAGTAAGCAATGTACCTCCAGCACCTGCTCCTTGCCTTGCTGCTATACCGCCTTCGATACCACCTACATCAGGTTTCTTTCTGTTTGCTTTGTTATATTCTTGTGATTCTAATTCCATTGCCTTTTCACGATCAGCAGCAGCTTTAGCATTTGCAGCTTCTTGTGCTGCTAACTGTTTTCTTTGTTGCTTTTGTTGTTGTATACCTTGGTACACTTGAACTCCAGTGCTAATAGCACCTATTGTTACGGCTGCAACTACCATAGTTAAATCTCCTTAGAATAAATAATTTCTTGTACACCGTATTTTAGTCTCGGTAACAATGAAACTAGTGCGGTGTCTTCTTTGGCGTGCCATAACATAAGTTTGCATCCAATAGATTTTGCGTGCTCTTCGGTAGCTTTTATTAAACGTAAACCTAACCTGCCACTTCTGAATTCTTTTTTGACAAACAAAACGTCATTCTGTGTAACTATTAGGTCAGCATAATGAAAATGATTGCTAACAAAGTTCATAGAATAACCAATACAAACATTATCTTGCATCGCTACATAAATAAACAATGAGTTTGATTGGGCAGTTGTTTCGTACAAAGGCCAATTAGGCTTTAGCTTCATCACTTGTTTGTTACGAGCAATTTCATCGTAATGCTCTTGAAACAAATGGTCTGCTACAACCTTAAATTCATCTAGCGTGCAGAGTCTAATCTCTGTTTTAGGTACTCTACTTTCGTTTACAGTAGCTGTACTATCAGGACTTACGGTCACACTGGTCATAAAAAATCTTTTGGTACACAATCAAATATTATATGCACTCTGTCTGTAGTGCCAACATTGTCCGCAGTATGTAGTTTCTTATGGTTAAACCACCAAACTTCACCTACCTCAAACTTTTGCTTTTGATCACCACAAGTTTGACTACAATGTGGATTAGATTTGACAACTAAATGAAACCGAGCGTATTTATCTGCATATTTCCCTTGGTCATTATGTTTTATTATGTGGCCACTAGGTTTGAGATTAACTATAAGCACACGCCCCATGTCTTCGACCATAAGCTTTTTTAATACTGGCTGCATCAATGGCACTAATGCTGGTTTTAAATACTCCATACACGGATAGTCGTATGATCCTGTATCCCACATAACGTAGTAGTGAGTCATTGCATATGGTCCTCTAACGTAGATTGACTCTGTGTCTTTGTGTGGTGAGTTCATAAACGTTTGCCTTGCCGTTATTTCTTTCCATAACTCAGGTTTGGCATCAAGCAATTTAATCAATGGTTCTACATCTAGACCATCTGCTACACGAATAAAGTTAGAGCACTTTGTATGGGTCATAATCCTTCTTCTGTGTGGACTCTGTACGTCTTTTAATGTATATATCCTCCGGCACTTTCTTGGCTACTGGGAGGGCAAAGGTTAGTGCTAGTGCATCAGCTAAATCTGGTGACCCTGCACCTTGCAATCTTTTCTTTATCTGATCCTTGCTTTCCAATACACGTCTACCCACGTTGTCGTACCAATATATCGGTGTTGCTAACTCTTGCTTGAGGGCTATGTCGTTTGGTATTGCACCTCCTTCTTCTATCCATTGCTTCATTAACCACCACATCTCACTTCTACGGTTGATGTACTGCTCTGGTTTCATTGCCTTGCCACCAAACGGTATTTCGATTACGTCATATGACAACTGCCTTAGTCTGTCGATTACACCACTACCTGCACCTGCATCACAAAACACTGCATCTGGGTTATGTTCTTCTATCAGATTGGCTACTCTTGCTGCTAGTTCCATATTGTCTACACCTCGATATACAACAGGCGTAAATGCTTGCCTACCTTGCCTACGGAACACTACAGATCTGTCATCCCCAAACCTTGCAGGGTCGATACCTAGCACTACTGGTGACAGCTTTACATGATCTGCTTGGTATACACGTTTAGCTGCATCTTCGGTATCTGCTAATGCAATTAACTGGTCATCGCCTTGGGCTGAGAAGTCACATAAGTATTCCCTTGCAAACGATGTCTCACTCATGTCTCGTTTGAGACGAGTTACTTCATCTGGATGCAAGCTGTCTGTGTCAAATACTGTGTACCTTGACGCTGTCCATCCGTCCTCGTCTATGGCTTTGTAATACAACTCAGAGAACAAGTTAATACCAGAGGGAGTTCCTATAAAAATAGACCATCCTAAACGGTCGCTCAACGCTGGTTGAACTATGTCTGTCCATAGCTCGTTCTTTAACTGTGCGACCTCGTCCATGACTATGCCGTCCAGACGTAATCCACGCATGGCATCTGGATTATCGCCCCCAAACAATCTAATAATTGCTCCATTGTGTTTAAACCTGACCGATAGCTCACCCTCATTGATGTCTATTACTGACGTTCTACGCAATGGTTCTATCTTCTGTTTTAGTCTTGCCCATGCAATCGCTTTAGCCTGTCTCAGGAACGGTGCAACATAGACAAACATAGCTA